GAGAGATTGGAGTGCATTGTAATGTGATGTCCTGCTTCGAGCAAGCGCATCTCTATATCACCAGCATTCAAAGCATGACTGTTGATTTTAGAATTAAGCGGCAACAGATCTTTTATGAATTGAGAACTGACAAACCTATTCGGGCATCGTAACGGGGTCTTCAACATCAGTCGGTCCTGTTTGGTTATTTGATGAATTCAGTTGCGAAATTTCGTATTCCACAAAGGAGCCTATAATTCCAGAAAGATCGTTCAAAACATGATCTAAGGTTGCAAGCTTTTTTCTGGTTTCATCAATATTTTTTAGGGTCGTCGCATCTAGAAGTTCTGTTTCGTTTTCCTGCTCCAGAGAGATATTTTGAAGCTGTTGAACAGCGGTATCATAAATCCTACTTACTTCTGCCGGCAAATCCTGTAGCTCTATTGAATATTGTATGTTAACTCTTTGTGTCATTGTTATCCTTTTATTAGTCCTTTATGTTGGTTTAAAGATTTTTCAATTATGTTTGGGGCCCCGACCACAACAATTTCCGTACCCGTATGGCCGCGGTTAATTGTCAGTTTTGTAAATCTATGGTCATCGCTCAGGTCATCTGGGAGGGCGCCTTGCTCTTTTAGTTGTTGCATACGCGCTTCTTCTCTGATCATCACCACATGCTCTGGGTTGATGAAAACTTCTCTCAGTGTGTATGCTTGCTTTTTACTTGTTAGCATGTTGTTCTGGCATATTTCTGTTAAGCGAACTAGCATACTGACTCCATCGGGTATACATCCCTTCTCTTAAGATTCCATTCATCGCCGTTAGCATAGACTTGATAAATACGATTGGTGCCACTCAAATAAACACCAACAGTTGGTCTTTCGGTCATTCGCAATCTCATGCCTTTATCGGTCTCACACCACAATTCAACACCTTGAGGAATGTGGACTAAATCTCCTTGATTCATCATTCTACCTCCGTTTGTATAATTCCATAGTTGGTGGTAATCAAAGTACCAGCACAACTAGATGCATTTTGCAATGCTGTTTTCGTAACTTTAACTGGATCTATAATACCACTTTCTATCATTCTTGTCAAACAATTGTTTCTGAAATCCCATCCATTTTCAGGCTTTGATCCTAAAACTTTGTCTATAATAATATCTGGCGAAAGACCTGCATTGAGAGCCATCTGCGTAATGGGCGCTTTGCACGCGCTTGCCACTATTGAGACACCATATGCCTGATCTCCGTGGGGATTTTCACCAGAAACAACTAAACTTTGTGAAGCTCTTAATAGCGCAGTGCCACCGCCGCCTACGATTCCTTCATCTTGAGCGGAGCGCACAGCTTCCAGAGCATCTTCAATTCTGTGTTTTTTCTCAATCATCTCAACTTGTGTTGCACCACCTACTCTAATTACCGCTACGCCCGAAACAAGTCTGACAATTCTTCCTTGCATAAGCTCAGCTTGGAACATGTCATCACAATTTTTAATATCACTCTTGAGCGATTCGATTCTTTTCTCAATTTCTTCGTAATCAGCGTTTCCTCCTACAAATGTTGTAGAATATTTATTGCCCTCCACACTCTTAGCGCTTCCAAGGTGCTTAAGTTGAACTTCGTTAAGTTTGGTTCCGGATTCACGCGTAATAAAAGTAGCTCCGACTGAGGTTGCAAGATCAGTCATAATATCTCTGCGTTCATTTCCGTAAAAAGGTGCCTTAACTGCTGCAACTTTAAGTGTGCCTCTCATTGCGTTCATGATAAGAGCGGCCAAGGCTTGTCCTTCGACTTCTTCGGCAACAATTACAAGGGGTCGGCCTTCTCTCGCTATCATTTCTAAAATAGGAATAATGGGCTCTACTGCATCGATTTTATAATCTGTGACCAGAATCAATGGCTCATCATGAGACATCACCGATCTTCTCTCGTCGGTAATAAATGCTGCCGCGGCTACACCAGATGAAAGCTTGAACCCCTCCTCAATGTCAATCGAGGTTTCAAGAGAGCGAGATTCTTCGATAGTGATGGAACCATCTTGTCCCACTTTATCAATAGCCAGAGCAACTAAGTCGCCAATGGTGGAGTCATTATTAGCTGAGATAGTAGCGATGTGTTTAATATCATCGATGCTAGTAACTGGAACCGACATTTCTGATAAGTTTTTACAGATCTCTTTGACCGTATTCATTATGCCGCGCTGCAGTTCAACAGGCGCAGCGCCGGCCGCGATATGCTTTTGGGATTCTTGCAGGATTGCTCTCGCCAATATAGTTGATGTGGTCGTCCCATCACCAGCCGTTTCATTAGTCTCGATGGCTGCTTGTCTTGCTACCTGCACAGCAGCGTTCTCGATAGGATCTTGCAGCGCAACAAAGTGAGCGACTGTGACTCCATCCTTGGTGACGAAAGGAGGCTTGTCCTTCTCTTGCAATAGAACATTCCTACCGCGTGGACCCAATGTGGAACCCACATTGTCGGCCAATATATTGACCCCGTTCATAATCTTTTGTTGTAGCGATTGATTGTTGTCGTATTCGCGACTCATTTACACCTCTATGTTATCTTTATTATAATCACTTTTATGTTAAATGTCAAATGTTTTTATTCGATATCGGGATCTTGTGCGCTGGCTTGTGCTTCTGCTGCTAATGTGTTAACGATGTCCTGACCGTCTTCTTGTGCTTGCTTGTTTGCGTTCATTGCGGTTGAGCGCCTGTCGGCGCTAAAGTATTTGCCGATGTTCTTGGTAAAATCTTCTGTTGTCTTTAGGAGATTCACAAGATTTTCGCCCATTAAGTCGATGTAAATATCGGTGCACTCTTTGATGTTCTCGTTGGATAAATTAAGCTCACCATAATAATCAACATCAGCGATGTTAGCTAGCTTTTCTGTGGCTGCGGCACTGATCGACCATTGCTTGCCACCGGTTCCACCTTTGGCTTCCATAAGTTCGCGTTCGTGTTCCATCATAAGCTTCTCTCTTTCATGAAATTCTCCGAAATAAGATTCAGCTAGCGGTTCAGGTTGCTCAGGTTCATATTCAGCATAGCCGGCTTTGTATGTTCTCAGCGCTGCACTGAGTGCTCTTTTTTGCTCTGGATCTTTGAGTTGGGGCGCATTTGCCTCAAGCCAACTTTCAAAATCAGGTTCTTTACCTGCGGCAGCATCAGCGAAGCCTTGCTTACGCGCAGCAATCCTTTCTGCTCTTGTTAATTCTCCGCCATATTGTTGCTGTTTTACAGCCGGATCTTTGGGATCACTGGCTTGAGCGTCAAAGCTCGCATCGTCACCAACATTCTTTATAAACATACCCAAAGTCTGGTTGTATCCCGGAGTTTGTTTAAGAACATCCCGCATCTTAATTATTTCTTCTTTGCTACCTTTCCAAACTTTAGCAAGTTCTTCAATTGCCTTGGCCTGATCTCCAAGCAGGCCTTCATTTCCAGAAGCCAACATAATCGGTACAAAGTTTCTACGATTGATAATGAATTCAAGCAGCATCAGCTGTGTGACACTGCCGGCATCGTCGGAGTTTTTTCGACCAATTAAGTATTTGATGTTATCGACACCGGTTCCACCACGAATAAACAGATAATCAATGAGGTTGGTGAAACTTCCGTGAATGGGTGTCTTGGGGCTCAACAGCTTAAGGCTAACCGGCTCACCATCGCCGGCGACAAAATCCTCAATAGGTAGTGTCCCACCAACACGACCAGCGATCTGCTTACCGCCCGTAACCGCAGCCATGAATCCCTCGAAAACAAAACCAGAGGACGATTCACTATAGTCATTAAGACATGCTTGCAGTGACTCCAAGATCATCATCATGTTTAGGATAGTGTTAAATCTCTGGCCGGTACCTTTTCGTTTTGCCCGGGCCGGATCTGCAAAGCTGTTGATGTGATCTATTCTTTCTTTGATGGAGCCTTTCCTAGTAATAGACGCAAAGATTCTGTCGATGTCTTTTCTTGATTGGCTGTTAGGATCTCCCCATGCCTCGTTGGGGGTCAATCTAGGCAACGATAAGCGTACACTAAAACCTTCGCGACCTTCTTCTTGAACGAGGACTGCGTTCCCTAACACCCTGTTAACTTCATTCATCATTTGTTCTAATTCAGTGAGCGGCGAGATCGTCTCATCCCTCTCTCTCACTTCAATAAACATATCTTTAATATAATCAGACACCTACAATCTCCTTAAATAATTATGTCCGCGATTCCCAATTCGACTGCTTCTTCTGCGGATAAGTAAACATTTACTTTGCGTTCCAGAAGTTTCTTCAAATCTTTCTTGCTCATGTTCGTTTCTGCCACCAGTGCTTCGATATAGTCTTTCTGGATTTGCTGCATCGCCTCCATCTCGTTTGCGAGGTTCGGGAGAGAGCCGTGGCTACCACCAATAACGGAGTGGATCATCACGCGACAATACTTGCCAATCTTTCGCTGGCCCTTTGTGCCTGCTGCAAGAATGAGGACGCCGGCAGACATTACCTTGCCCATGCCGACTGTGTGAATCTCGGTTGTTTCTCTGACCTGTCGCATCACATCATAAAGTGCGAACATGTCGTCTGCCGATCCACCGTAGGTGCATACATAAAATCCGATTGGCTTTTCTTCTTCGCGTACGCGGTTAGCCTCGTCTAAATATAACATAGCGTGAACTAACTCTGCGACCTTTTCGTCCACCACCTCACTAAAGAGGCCAATCAATCTAAGGTCCGGTTCCTTGGGAGGAGCACCAAGCAATTCATGTAGAATTTGCTCTTGCTCCTCGGCCGATATGACTATGGGTTCCTCTTTGTTTGTTTCGTTGGTAGAGAGGATGTCTACCAGTTTTTTTATCTTATCAATCACTCGTCATACTTCCAAAAGTTAAATGCTTCCTGTTTTTTTTCTTTGAGAAAGCGCATCGAAGAATTCCAGTCTTCAAACTTTAAGCTTTCTCTGTAAAATTTAGGATGCATATTAATTAGGTAATTTATTGAATTATCCTTTAAAATAGCGATTTCTTGGTCGACCTTTTTGTCAATCTCGTTACAAACTGGACTCATCTCTTTGGCGCTGCGTCGGAGCCCACTTACAAAATATTTAGTATGAAGCAGACTTTCAAGTATTTTAACCATCGATGACAGATAAATTACCTGAGAATATAGCAAGAGTGAGAGGCTTATTCGGCTGGCTCTCACAAAATAGAATGTTCGACATGTTGCATAGCCGAATATAAAAACTAGGGCGTACATCCACCATGGGTCCATAGTGTCCTCCAAAAAAATAACCACTGCGTACAGTGGTTATTATATCATCTTATAATATATTTGTCAATTATTTAGATGTCATTCTCTTCATAATTTTTTCAGCAAGCTGATCAATCATGCTTTCTTTATTCTGTTTAGCTTGAAGCCGAGCAGCCACGCGTCGAGCAACCTCGTTAACAACCTCTTCTTCGGTTCCTTCGTACATACCGTCACGCATGCCGGGTGGCTCTTCTTCCAGATCTTCCTCATCGCCGGCGGCCATATCCAATGCTACATCACCCAATTCTTCTTCGTCTTCTGGTGCTAGGTCGTCAGCACCTTCAGGTTCTTCTCCAGAATCAACGGTAACTTCGTCGCCAAGCACATCTTCCAATGCGGTTTCTAGTGCGGCCATAAAGTCATCAACCGAGACAGTTGCTGCAGGACCTTCTTCTCCCTCTAGGTCTCCGAGATCATCTTCGGCGCCTAATTCATCTTCGGCGCCTAATTCATCTTCGGGGGCGCCTAGGTCGTCATCAGCGGCTCCAACATCGAGTTCTGCTTCTTCCTCTTCCGGTGGCAATTCTTCGTCAATGCCATACATTTCAGACAATTTGACATCACCTACTGGTCCGATGTTTGCAAGTTTAAGAAACTGGCGGACCTCAGCTTCAGTAAGTAAAGTTTTGCGGGACATTAAAATTTCTCCTTTTCATTAATGAAATTCTAGAGTAAATAGTACCTTGTAAACGATTATCCCAAATCTTTAAAAGAAAATAAGTCTGTGTTTTTTATTTTCTTCAAGGCACCACTCTCTATTTGTTTAACTCTGGCGAATGATATGTGCAATCTCTCCCCAACTTCTCTAAGGGTCATGCGACCATTTTCGTAAATTGATATTAAACTACAGTTGTATTCATCCTTATAATCTATAAAATACTTACAGTCGGTTTTGAGACATTTTTTCTTCTTCTTTAAACACTCTCTGCTACATTGTAATAGTCCATCACTTCTCATAAATCTGGAAACTCCTCTGAGATTAGGTCGAAAATATTATCTACTTGGTCGTTGGATAGTCCCAAATCTTGGGTGGTTTGCTTCCCCTTTTCTCTCTGTTTTATATTTCGCTGTTTCTTCTGCTTCGATAAATCGCCAGTATCCACAACATAATCTCTAATTCTATCGTCATCAGAAAGATATCCAGTGATGAGCGACCTGAAAAACTTTGCCTGTGTCATACCATCGGTTTTCAGTTTTAGTGTTAATTGGGCGTGACGATGATCAGTATCAGTAAAGATTATTCGCTTGTTATTCTTTCCATAGTTAATATCTTCTGACATCTCTCA